TTCTTCTCGATTCACGATGGGGGCAACGATATGTTGATATCTGGGCTGCGAATCAAGCCTATGGACAATTGAGACGCTATATGCGTTATGTCCAAGCTGGATTTGCATGTTCAGGTGCATGGATGTTGGCAAATGCATGCAGGCGTAAGTCGTTGACTTTACCTGGCATTGCTTTTGCCGCACCCATCGTGCCCACATGTTTCTTGATGCGTGCTTATTGCAAACGCATTCAGCAAGTGAAGGAAGAGTATTTTCAGCGAAGAGATGCTTTGCCTCAGTCATGCAATGTCAATACACAAGGATCTAAATGTGCATTGGCAGTAGCAACGGCTGTTGTCGGCATGGCAATGATTCGCATGTGGAATGCTAAGAGAGTACAAGATTTGCAGACAAACAGTGCCCGTGATTCAGAACCTGGTTGGTTCGGTTGGATTATTGGATCGAAGAAAGCAACATATGTGAGTGATGAGCGTGTTCAACGTGCTGCAACTTTGGAAGTGCGAAATACTATTTCTCGAAATTTGTGTTGGATGGATATCGAGAGAGAAGATGGAACAAAAACAAGATGCAATGCGTTTTTCCCGCGAACTTCAGTAATATGGATTCCGAAACACGTTTTTTATCCAGGTTCTGATTTCACCAAGAAGCCTTCTCGTGTGCTTACACTTGATGTTCAAAAGAACAATTCTCCTGGATCAAAATTCAGGTTACGTGTTTCTTTTAACCAATGTGTGAGTGTGGGAAATCTTGATATGGTGGCAGCTTATGTTCCGAACGCTCCAGATTTCAAAGATGTTTCACATGTTCTTCCTAAGAACATACCCAGTGGTACTTGTGCTGCAAAAATGGTGGTGCGTGATATTTCTTTGACTTTGAACACTACATCAGTGTTGGCCAAGAGTGGTCGATTGTTTCATTGTGGGTTCACTTATGCAGGTTTTTCATATAATACAGAACTTGCCAAAGTAGGAGCTTGCATGGGCGTTGTGATTGCTGATCAGACTTCTCCTGTCATATTGGGTTTCCATATAGCAGGAAGAGAACGT